TACATTAATAGGATTCGGAACTAGTACGGCATCTTTTGCAGTCGGTGGGGGTGTTCCAGCTGTATCAGCACTTACAGAAGAATGGAATGGTGCAAGTTGGGTAGAAGTTGGAGATTTAAATACTGCTAGAACTGCTTTATCAAGCGCTAGAGCAGGAACACCAAGTAATGGATTAGTTTTTGCTGGTAGTACAGGATCAGTCACTGCAGCAACAGAAGAGTGGAGTTCTAGCTCAGATGTGGTAAAAACTTTAACAGATTAATAAAAGGAGAAAACTATGGCAAAAACATATCAATACTGTGTAGCAGAAAACTGGGGAAAGGGTTTCATCGATCATGTTGAATCTCAAAAAATCACGTTTGCAAGCTATCCTGGTAATGTTTGGCAAGTTCCCGCATACAACAAACACGGTAATCTTTGGATTGCTAAAGTTGCAGGTGCTGTAAAAACAAAAACAGAAGCACAAGCGATTGTTGATGCAGAGGTTCAAGCAGCGCAAGCTGTGTGGGATGCTTTACCTGATGCTGAAAAAGCACCGGCTAAACCAGACCGAACAAGACCTGCTGACATAACATTAGAGGAATAAAATTAAATGGCAACGTACTTAGGCACAAATGGTAGTAGAATACAAACCTATACTTCGGATCCTAGTAATCCAAATACGGGAGAGGTGTGGTATAATGCTACTGTAAATACTTTAAGGGTTGAAGCTCAAACCGTTGCAGGTTCTTTTGCTACAACAAACTCATTGAATACTGCTCACGGTGGTGCGGGTTGTACTAACCAAGGAACTACAACATCATCTTTGTGTTGGGGTGGAGCAAATTCAGGAGGGTCTCCAGATTTTTTAGCACAAACAGAATCTTGGAATGGAACTAACTGGACAGAAGTTAATGATTTGAACAAAGGAAGAAATGGTGTCAGTGGAGCAGGAGTTTCAAATACTTCAGCTTTAGCTTACGCTGGAAGTTCACCAGGAACACCATCTCCAAATGGTGCAACAGAAGTTTGGAATGGAACAAACTGGACAGAAGTTAATGATATGAATACTGATAAAAATAGTATGGCACAAGGAACTGGAACAGCAACATCAGCTTTGGCTGCAGGTGGTTATGACGAACCTGCTAATGCTAGTACAAATCAAACAGAACTTTGGAATGGAACTAACTGGACAGAAGTTAATGACCTAAACCTTGCAAGAAGACTAATGATGGGTCAAGGAGTAGATAGTACAAGTTCAATAGTCGCTGGAGGATTTATGACCCCACCTACTGGTTCTACTGCAAACACAGAAACTTGGAATGGTACAAATTGGACAGAGGTTAATAATTTAAATCAAGCAAAATATGCAAATGGTGGTCTTGGAATTGCAACTGCCGCTCTTAGTATTGGAGGTTTAACTCCATCAATTACATCTAATGTTGAAGAATGGAATGGAACTAACTGGGCTGAAACAACTAACTACCCTGCTAATAGTAGAGATGCTTGTGGTGGTGGGAGTACATCATCTGGTCTCGCTTACGATGGTGAAAATAATCCAGATTCTGCGGTAACAACATCACATACATGGACAGGTGCAGGTTCACCTGTAATTAGAACAATAAGTACGGATTAATTATGGCAACATACAAAGAAATTAAAGGAACACAAATCGAGGTCTTAGCATCAGACCCATCGAATCCTGTTGAAGGACAAGTTTGGTATAACTCAACATCAGCTGTTTTAAAAGGTGAAGCAGCTACGGCTGCTGGATCTTGGGCGACTGGTGGAACTTTAAATACTGGTAGGGAATCTGGAGGTAGCCAAAATATTGGTTCAGCTCCACATTCAGCTTTAGCTGCTGGAAATGGTGGTCCACCAGCAAGTGGTATAACTGAATTGTACAATGGATCAGCTTGGACTGAAGTAAATAATTTAAACACTGTAAGATATGGAGCTGCTGGATCTGGAACTACGACAGCAGGTTTAGCATTTGGCGGAGAAAATTACCCATCTTCTCCTCCCTATCAAGCAGCAACAGAAACTTGGAATGGAACTAACTGGACTGAAGTTAACGATTTAAATACTGCAAGATATGCTCTATGTGGAGGTGGTACTAATACATCAGCAGTATGTGGTGGAGGTGAGTTTCCAAGTTATCAAACAACACCTCTAGCAGAAACTTGGAATGGATCTAACTGGACTGAAGTTGCAAACCCTAATCAAGCTAGAAGATATGCAGCAATGGCAGCAGTAAGTAGTACATCAGCTTTAATGTTCGGTGGACTCAATCCATCATCTTCTCCTACTATATTTGCATTAACAGAATTATGGAATGGTTCGGCTTGGACAGAAGTAAACGATTTAACTACTGCAAGATATGGTGCAGGTGGAACTGGAACAATTACAGCAGCTTTAGCATTTGGCGGAGATACTCCCCCTAATACAGGCAAAACAGAAGAATACAACGGAACTAACTGGACAGAAACAACAGATATGTCTACCGCTACAAAATATATGTTTGGATCTGGAACTACAGCTAGTGCATTATCTGCAGGTGGATCAGGTAGTCTTACTAGAACCGAAGAATGGACAGGTGCAGGTCCTGTAACAAGAACATTTACCGACTCATAAGACTTGTAATATATTTTAGATAATATATATAAGACAGAACTATAAAGGATAAAGAAATGAAAAAAGATGTTAAAGAAGTAATACAAGGTGAGGAAACTCATTTAAATAATTTATTAGAACAAGAAGATCTATCTGCTTTTAAAGGTATGGTAGACGAGCTTAGGGACACTTGGACCAAGAAACAAATGTTTCGAACAGAAACAGAAGCAAGGTTTTCTGTACTACAAGACAATCGTTATCCAACTAAAGCATCAAAGTATTGGCAGTGTGTAAGAGAACAGTCATCTTACTTAGATAACTTAATGACACTATCATTTGACTATAGAAGAAACGAAGCAAAGATTAAATGGTTAGAAGGTAAAGTTGAAAAAGAAGAAGATGAATATAAAAAAACTAAATACAAGATAGATTTAGACGAAGCTATATTTGGTAAAGCTTCTATGGAGAAAGTTGCTAAACATAGAATGAGAGAAATTAAAATGTGGTCTAAATTAAAAGGTGAATTTAATGATGGATCATTTAATGATAAAGATGTTAACCAACATCAACTAGAATCATATGGTATGCAATATCACGAGAAAGCAAAAACTTTAAATGCTAACTCATCAGAGGCTGAGATATTTAATGTAATGGGACAACTACAATCATTACAAAGAATTAAAAAGTCTGGTGAATTAGAAAGTAGCTATAAAGAAACAGAAAAACTTGAACAACATGGAAAACCAAAATCTTAAATTTGATTTTGTATTTTTAGGTCAATCAATTTTAAAGTATCAAGTACCACTTGATATATTTAGTACAATTAATCAGATCTATGAACAAAATTTTCATAATCTTGCACCTGCTAATGGTCAGTTAGTAGGTAAGATAGAGAACGAACATTCATTATTTTATCATGGTGAAGACCAGACAAAAATGAAAAATCATAACATGTTGCCTCAAAATGTTACAAATTATTTTATGACTGTGTTTAAACACTATCTAGCATTTAATAAAATTAGAGATTATCAAACTCATTTAAATTCTATCTGGGTTAATGAAATGAAACAACACGAATATAATCCTGCACATATCCATAGAGGTATGTTGTTTACAGGGCTATCAAGTGTAATGATTTTAAAATTACCATCAACGTATGGTAAAGAATATTCAGCAGAACATATACAACAAAATGGAAGATTACAAATACTAGGAGCTAGTAATGGTCAGTTTGCTAAAATAGATTATCAACCACCAATGGACCTTAGAGACTTTTATATCTTTCCATATGATATGAGACACTGTGTTTATCCTTTTAACGGAACAAATGAGACTAGACGAACTCTAGCTGCAAATTGTGACGTACAGTTTGATCCGATTAGAAACAGAGGTGCAGTATAATGGACAAACAATATTTAATTCGAGATGATCATATTGGTATGTTTAAAAATTTTATGCCGAATGAATTAATGGATGATTATTTAAATTATTTTAATAAATGTGAAGAACAAGGTGCCATATATCCAAGACGAGAAGATGAGATGTTAGTATCAGATAATGCAATTGATACTATAAGAGATACTAATGTTGCACTAACTTATAATAACAAACCTTTTATCGATTTATTTTTTAAAAAGGTATACCCATTATATACTCAAAAATATTCATACCTAAAAAAATTATCTACACACAATATACTAGAAGTTAAAATACAAAAAACTAAAGTAGGTGAAGGTTATCATTTTTGGCATTGTGAAAACGCTGAGATGAAAGCAAGAAATCGAATACTAGCTTTTATGTTATATTTAAATGATGTGGAAGAAGGTGGAGAAACAGAATTTTTATATCAAAAGTGTAGGTTTAAACCACAGAAAAATACATTGATGGTATGGCCCTCACAATTTACACACATTCATAGAGGCAACCCACCTCTATCAAATGATAAATATATAATAACGGGATGGGTAGAATACGGATATTAATATGATAACAGAACCACGATGGAGATCGTTTATAGTTGAGACTACACAACCAATCTTTACACCTGAACAATGTAAAATGATTATTGAAGCAGGACGTGCTGAGCCTAGAAATGATGCATCTGTTGGAAATAAAAAAGGAATTAAAGGCGGAGTTATAGATACTAAAACTAGAACCTCACACATTAGTTGGATACCATTTTCTAAGACACCAGAAATGTACAAAGACATTGAACGTATTATGAAGACTACCAATGGTAATCATTTTGGTTTTGATGGAATGACTATTACAGAGATGGCACAATACACAGAATATCCAGAAGGTGGATTTTATGATTGGCATGTAGATAACGACGTAAACATGCAACATGAACCACCAGTTAGAAAAATATCTATGACTTGTTTGTTATCACCAGAGAATGAGTTTGAAGGTGGAGATTTAGAATTAATGGCTGAGGGTAAAGTTGCAAAAATAAAACAAGGACATGCTGTGTTCTTTGCATCGTTTATTAGACATAGAGTAAAACCTGTAATACGTGGCAACAGAAAATCTTTAGTTATGTGGTTTGGAGGTACACCTTTTAAATGATGATCAAAGCTGCATACTTTCCAACTATTATATATGCTAAAGATGTAAATTTAGACAATAGACTTTTTGAAAAAGAAGTTCTTGCTTGGGCTGATAAAGACAAAGGTTTAAAAAGAACTAATATGAATGGGTGGCACAGTACAACTGACATGCATCAAATACCAGTATACAAACCTTTAGT